CTGTGGATGAATGGCGCGGTGGGGGTGCTGGGCAAGGACCAGCCCCCCACCCCGGAGCAGTGGAAGCAGATCCACGACAAGCTGGAAGAGACGGTCGGCCATCTGGTCGCCACCCGCCTGCTGGAGGACGCCGCCCGCATGCAGGAGGAGCGCGAGCACTACCGGCGGCGGCAGGAGCTGGAGCAGGAGCTGCAAGAGTTGAAGATGAAGAATCTCGTCGATCAGGTGAATTCCGGCAAGATACCGATGGAGGCGTCCGCCATGACCCCTAACCTCTGGGCCTCACGGATATTCGGCGCATTTTCTTCCAAAAAGGGGGAAGCATGAACGCCAACGAACTGCTGCATTACCTGCGCGGCTTCTTCGAGCTGGTCGCCGAGCCGAGCAAGGAGCAGATGATCGCGATCCGCAACGAGGTACTGAATGCCCGGCCTGTCGAGGCCCAGCTCATCCCCGTCGAGGTGCGGAATCCGATCCATACCCTGACCACCACCGGTACAGGCGGCTGCGGCTGCAAGAACGGCCAGCAGCCCCCCGAACTGCCTTCCGAAGCGCTGAAACACCTCGGCATACCGAGAAATCCCACCGTCTGAGGAGAAAGGGGGCAAAAATGCCCCCTTTCTATTGACATTCCCCTACGTGCTATCTACGATCCCGAATAACATCTCGGGTGTACGTCACGACAGCACGTACGGAGTCTCGACCTCCTAAAAAGTCGCATCCGCGCAAGCTCGGGCGATATACGGGCGCAACGATTCGACTCAGACAATTCCTCGCCTTAGGAGGCCGGAAATCATGCTTACCAATTTTGGGTTGCTCACTGACGAGCAGAAGACCGTATGGTCGATGGACCTGTGGCGACATGCGCGTAACTACTCCTTCGTCAACAAGTTCCTCGGCAAGGACTCCAACTCGCTCATCCAGCACATCACCGAGCTGAAGAAGTCCGAGAAGGGCGCTCGCGCGGTGATCACGCTGCTTGCCGATCTGGAAGGCGACGGTGTCGCCGGAGACCGCACCCTCGAAGGCAACGAGGAGGCGATGAAGTCGTACGATCAGGTGATCCGTATCGACCAGATCCGCCACGCCAACCGGCACGAAGGCCGCATGGCCGACCAGAAGTCGGTGGTCGAGTTCCGCAACAACAGCCGCGACGTGCTCGCGTACTGGCTGGCGGACCGCATCGACCAGCTCGCGTTCCTCACCCTGTCGGGCGTCAGCTACGCCATGCGCAACAACGGCGTGGCCCGTGTGGGTTCCGACTTCCCGTTCCTCGAGTTCGCGGCCGACGTCACTGCCCCGACCAGCCAGCGCAGGCTGCGGTGGGACGGCGCGGCGAAGAAGCTCGTGCCGAACGGTGCGACCAACACGCTGGTCGCGACGGACACCCCGACGTGGGAGCTGTTCGTACAGCTCAAGGCGTACGCAAAGGACCAGTACCTGCGCGGCGTCAAGGGCCCGGGCGGCGAGGAAGTCTTCCACGCGTTCCTGACCCCGCAGGCGATGGCCAAGCTGAAGCTTGACCCGACCTACATGCAGAACGTCCGCAATGCCCGCCAGCGCAGCGAGAAGAACCCGCTGTTCACGGGCAGCTCGGTCGAGATCGACGGCATCGTGTTCCACGAGTTCCGCCACGTGTACAACACTTCTGGTGCTATCGCGCCGAACAAGTGGGGCTCGTCAGGCGACGTGGATGGCTGCCAGATCCTGTTCTGCGGCGCTCAGGCGCTGGCGATGGCCGACATCGGCAATCCGGAATGGGTCGAAAAGGGCTTCGACTACGAGAATCAGCAGGGCATCTCGGTGTCCAAGATCCTCGGGTTCCTGAAGCCGAAGTTCAACAGCATCTACTCCGGCAACACCGTGCAGGACTTCGGTGTGATCTCGGTGTACGTGGCCCAGTAATGGGCCACCGCTGCTGAACACGACCTAACACACAGGCTTATCAGGAGATTCCGAACATGGCCAAGCTCATCAAATCTCGGGGCGCGCAGTACCCGCTCGTCGCCGAGCTGACCTTCAACATCGCCAACGACACCATGGTTGACGTCAACGGTGTGGAGAAGGGCTTCAAGGCCGTCGGCGAAGCAGTGTTCGACATGATCAACTTGCCCGTCGGCGCGATTGTCGTCGGTGGCGAGGTGGTCACCGAAACCGCTGTCACCGGCGCGACTGCCTACAACGTCACCGTCGGCGATTCCGCTGACGCAGACCGCTACCTCGCCGCCGCCGACCGGGTTGCAGCGGGTCGCACGGCTCTCGTTCCGACGGGTTACGTCGGCAATGGCGAGTCGGTCCGCGTCACGGTCGAAGCGACGGATGCCGAAGCCACCGCCGGTGTGATCACGGTCCGCGTCATGTACGTGGTCCGCAACCGCACCAACGAAGCGCAGACGCACTAAACCGCTGAACGGAGGGGGTCTTCGGACCCCCTTCTCCCTTCTGTTCCTCAGGAGTGAGTGGAATGAGCAAGAAGAGTGAAAAACCGGACCTGACCAACATGATGGTCCTGAATCGGAACTACACCCTGATCAGCACCATGGGCTACTCGATTCATTTCGAGAAGGACGTCCCGACGCTGGTCCCTCCGGCGATCCGCCGCGAAGCACTGGCCATTGGCGCGCTTCCGGCCGACGGCGAGGAACCGAACGTCCTCAAGGACGACAACAAGCCGCAGGAGCCGACCGACCCGGCCGAGCGCAACGAGGCCATCATGAAGGCCGTGCTCGCGATGGTCGAGCAGAACCAGCGCGAAGACTTCACCGCCGCCGGTGCGCCGAAGAAGGAAGCGGTCGAAAAGCTGGTCGGTTTCAAGGTCGACAAGCGTGAAGTCGCGGCCGTGTGGCAGGAATACCACGAACAGAAGGTCGCGCAGTAATGGATGCCCCCGCCCTGCTCGCCCGCTTCCGGCTGGAAGCTGATGACCGGCAGCAACCGTACCTGTGGTCTGATGAGGAGGTTCTTTCCTACCTCAATGACGCACAGGACATGTTCTGTCGGGAGCAGGGCGGGATTGCCGATTCTTCCTCAGCCGTGACCCGCCTCGCTTGCCAAGCCGGGGACGAGTTCGTGGAGATCAGCCCGCGCATCCTCAAGCTCCGGTACGCCGCCCGGGCGGACGGCTACCGACTCGAGCTGTTGAATTTCGAAGATCTTGAAGCACGTCAGGCCGTGGACGATTACGGCTACCGCGCTGGACTCCGCCTCGACAACACTCCGGGTGAGATCAAAGCGTTGGTATTGGGGATGGAGGCCAACCGGGTCCGCCTCATCCACATCCCCCTGCATGATCAGGAACTCCGCCTGATCGTGTACCGCATGCCCCTACAGCCTGTGACGGCCGACCAGCCCAATCTCGAGATCGACGAACACCATCACTTGCACCTCATCGACTGGATGAGGCATCTCGCCCACCTCAAACAGGACGCCGAGACGTACGACCGAGGTCGGGCACAGGAATTCGGGGATCGTTTCCTCGCCTATTGCCGACTGGCAAGGGAAGAGCGGGAACGACGCGAGCACAAATACCGCACCGTCGCTTACGGCGGGTACTGAAACTACTGCCGGGGGCACATGGTTAGGCAGATACTACTGCAGGTCGATTGGACGCAAGTCGCGCTCGGCCTATCCACCGCTATTGGCAGTTTCTTGCTGTGGTGGTACCGGGAACGGTTCTCACGCATCCGCGTGTTCTGGCGCGAGGTCTTCAACGGCCTGCGCTCTCTCCCCCAACTGAGCCAAGACGTGAAGGGGATTCGCTATTACGTAGGTCCCAACGGCGGGGGCTCAATGATGGACAGCCTGACCCGCCTTGAGAACAGCGTCGGCGACATGCGCGACCAGCTCGAGATGGTGGTCGAGACCATGCGAGCCGAGAACGATACGGACGAGACAGTGGCGTACTTCCACAGTGACGCCGACGGGGCACACCGCTATGTCAGCCAGTCCTACGCCCGTTGGCTGGGGGTGGGTAAGTCCGAGCTCCTCGGGTGGAACTTCCTGAACTTCATCGCGGGCGGCGACGTCGAAGCGGTCCGCGAGCACTGGTCAGTGTGCCGAGCCGAGGGCCGCCGCTACCAGCAGCGCTACCGACTGATCCCCGTCATGGGTGAGTCGTTCGAGGTTGATGTGATGGCTACTCCGATTCCTGAAGGGGAAATTCCACCGCGCCGCTGGGTCGGCGTGATCCGGAAGGTGACCGAAGATGCGTAAATCGACGAAGAACGGCCTCGGTTTCAGCCTCGGGGTGATCCTTCTCGCCACGCCGATGGTGGCGAACTTCGAGGGCACCTTCCTGACCAGCTACGCTGATCCGGTCGGCATCCCCACTGTGTGCATGGGGGAGACGGACCGCGAGCTGGTGATGCGCGAGCGCTTTACCGAACAGGAGTGCATGGCGGTGCTCGGCGCATCCCTGACCCAGCACGCCATCGCCGTCAGCAGCTGCCTCGACCGCCCGCTGCAGGCCCACGAAGCCGCTGCGGTCCTGTCGTGGACGTACAACGTCGGTGTCCACGCCGCCTGCAACAGTACCTTGGTCCGCAAGCTCAACGCCGGGGCCCCGCCCGCTGAGTGGTGTGCTGAGCTCGACCGCTGGGTGTACGCCGGGGGACGGCGTCTCAACGGGCTGGTGAAGCGACGCGCCGCCGAGCGCCGCATGTGCGAGACCGGGACATGGGAGTAAGAACCGCCTTCGCCCTGATCGTCACCGTCCTGCTGTTCCTCAGCGGGGCTTTCGTCATGGGAGGTACCTATGCGGCGGCTAAAGCCGAAGCCCGTTTTCAGGCCCACCTCGCGGAAGACCGCCGGTTACAGGACGAGGCTACTCGCGCGGCTCGCGAGACAGAACAGGAGATGGCGCGCCTACAGAATGACGTGAGCGCCGCCTACCAACGAGGACGAAACGATGCAGAACAGGAATATCAACGCGTTGTGGCTGATTTGCGGACTGGCTCTCTCCGGCTGCGCGACCAGTGGCAAGGTTGTGTGTCCGACGCTGCCGCCCATCGATCCCGCCTTGATGCAATCGCCCGAGACCGAGAGGAAAGTGCGGCGCGAATTGTTCGAGCCGCCCGCGAAGCCGACGAACACATCCGTGCCCTCCAAGCCCTCCTCGTGAAGGAGCGTGAAGCACTGAACAAGCAGTAAGGCCTAGCTGATGGTGGCCGCTTGTCCCGGGCCCGCTCACCCCGGAGAAAACCGCAGCCGCCGGAGCCACATTGCCTGCTCCACAGTGTGGCTCCGGCACCTTTTTACCCCTATACTCTTGCCGAGATACGCATCTTTCCCTAGGAGATTCTTGCCATGGCAAACGCCCTCTTTGACAAGGCCCGCCAGCGCTTTCTGGAGGGCCAGTTCAACTGGAACACCGACACTATCAAGGCTGTGCTGGTCGACACCGGTACGTACACAGTGAATCTGTCTGCCCACGAGTTCCTGTCCGACATCGGTACCGGCGCGCGCATCGCTACCTCGGGCGCATTCACAGGCAAGTCCACCGCTGGCGGCGCGGCTGATGCGAACGACATCACCTTCACCTCGGTGTCCGGCGCGTCGATCGAAGCCATCGTCCTGTACAAAGACACCGGCGTGGAGTCCACTAGCCCGCTGATCGCCTACATCGACACGGCCACCGGCCTGCCGATCACACCCAACGGCGGCGACATCATCGTCACGTGGGACAACGGTCCGAATAAGATCTTCAAGCTGTAATAGACGGGGGCGCAAGCCCCCTCTTTCAGGAAGCGACGACATGCGGAGACTTCTCCAATACGGGATCGGGGACAGGAAGTTCCTGACTCAGTTCACGCTGCGTCAGGGGCTGTCTCCGGTGC